GTGTCGGCAAAGATTGCGTAGTCAGGCATCGGTGTGATCTCACCATGCGCCGCCATGAGCGCCATCGTGCTTGACTGCACCCCTGCGCCCAGACTAATTACGGTTAGCTTTTTTGTATCCATGCCTTCTCCAGTAGAGGCCGGTCGCGCTGTCGTTTTCTTTCTCTATCTCGTCCTGATTATCTGCCCAAAAAATATCATCACTGACTAGGAAGTCTCCTCTCACTTGAGCAACTTCAAATCTCAGCCTCGGATATCTTTCTTCCATATTTTCTTTGACCTGCACAGCAGAATCTTTGTTTCTGTAACGACCATCCATAAATGGTGTGCCGATAAACAAAACCACCCACCCAATTTGATCTGTTGAGTTTATTTGAGTGTTTTCTTTCATATGTTTCGATCCTTTTTTGTGTTTAGTTCATGTTCCACATAGGCTAGAACTCTTCCTGTTAACTCTGAAATGCTTGATTCGCTGCCGTTGCCTTCCAACAAATAGAAAACAGTATCGAGTAGCTCAGAAGAAAGCCCTTCGCCATCTTCATTTTTTCCGTATAGACCAGAATGAAGAAGATCAGATGCTTTCTGTGATCTCTCAGAGATTTTACCAAGATATCTTTCTATGTTTTCCAAAGCTGCTGTACTTATCATTCAACCTCCCACGGTCGTTGCATTTCATTCGATTCCAAATAGTGCCACACCGCTTTGCCAGGCTCCGCATGTGTCTTCACTATATTCCCTTTGTACTTCTGTACAAAACTTACTGCACGTTGTGATGCTTTGTTACCGCTGTTCATCTTCGCGTTGTGCAAAGCTTCCTGTGCTAATACTTCTAACTCTTTGCGTCTGTAGAATGTTGTGCTGCTCATCGCATTCACCACCACATTTGCTATCTTGACTTCATCTTCCTGTGAAAGTTCTTGCTTCTGTCTTGTGGGCGGTGTCCACATACTGCGCTTCCACAGACCCTCATCAAAATCAAAGAACGCCATGTGCTCTTCAGGCTCTCGTGCGTTACGCGCTTCGTAGAACATGTTGACTTCTGGCTTCTCACCACTGAGCTTGATGCCTGAGTCAAACCATCCTGCGAAAACGGAGCCACCTCGAGCAGATAGGAATGACTTATCATCTGCCCTCTCTTTACCTGTATGATGTGCGAGGATGATTGATACGTTGTTCAACTCCATGAGCATATCGATGCGGTCCATGAGTCTACGGATGTCACTGTTGTTGTTCTCTTCACCATCAAAGAAGTTGATCACTGGGTCAATCATGACGATGTCTGGATTGTGAAATGCAATCTCATCGCTGAATGCCTGGATGTCTGCATCTCTCATCAGGTTTTTTCTCAGTCTGCCGCTGATGATTAGATTGTCGTATCCGATTCTTTGTACATCTGGGTCACCCAGATATCGCTTGTAGTATGTTTCGATACGCCGTTTCAAAAACTCTGCGATGATTTCTGCCTGAAACCACATGACCTTGAGCGGTTTGTTGAACGGCACATCCATGAAGTCTGTGCCTGTAGTCGCTCCCGCTGCGAATGCACCCAGCCAGTTTGACTTACCGATCTTGGGTTTACCCAGCAGTAACACTCTGCTCTTCTCAAAGATGAATGCGTCACCCCAGTATTGTTCGATCGTGTTTGGCTTGAGCTCCGACCACTCTGATGAGCTGAACGGCTTCAGACCTAGTGGGCCTTCATCGGCATCCTCTTCCGGTTCGATGTCTTCCTGATTCTGTATCTGTTCCAGATCATCTTTGATGTCTGTATTCCAGGTTGATGACTTCCACTGCAACACACCTGCATCCACATCTTCTGGGTGTCGTTTGATGTGACCATTGATAATCGATACGGTTGTGCGTGTTGTCTCTACGAGATCCATCGGCGGCTGACACGTTTGATTCCAATCGTGGGCCTTGATCATGATCTCTCTGGTTCCCCAACCTTCTTTCACCCACTTACCTACCAGCCTGGCCAAGGTGTCGTTGCGACTGCCCTCGACTCTGGGATCTTCTGTCAGCTTCTCTCTGAGTGTTTCGACTTTGCCATCGTTGTTGAAGGCGAAGATCTTCTGTGTATCTTCTTCTGTGAGTACAGGTAGTTCATCAAAGTCTGAGATGATGAAGCTCTCATCGTAATCTATCTTGTAGTTATAGGACGGCACGACCATGATGTAGCCGCCGTCACCTCTCACATCTATTTTGTTTTTACCGACTGAGTTACGCACTGTTCTGTTGTTGGGTGCGCTATAGAAAAAGTGTCTGCCCCCTGCAGGAGATGTCTGCATCATCGGTGTCTTTGTGATGCCACCTTCCTGTATCCAGTTGGTGCTCTCGACTGAGTCTGAGTCCACCACCACAAAGTTGATACCTGTGATTGCTGCCCAGTTAGCTTGTGGATACTGACCGTGCCACTGCGTGATCTCTTCTCTTGAGGGTTGTATCTTTTGATAGTGTTGCCAGTTGACGCGAGGAGTCTTAGACCACTTGCGCTTCATGTCATCTTCTTCAGAGAACGGATTACGACTGCGAAAGTATTGCGGCACTATTTCTGATGGAGAGCCACACGGTATGACATGCATACCATACTCCCACATAGATAGGAGCATCTCTAACTTTGCTTCGGGGGAGACTTCTTCTCCGGATCTTTCATCCAGAAAGAAAGGCACTAGGTTTCTACTTTACTTACTAGTTTCACCATGATCTTGCCTTCTTCCATCTGACGCATACTGGTCTTGTGTCCAAGGCTCTTGGCAGCTATTCTGATCGACCGATATTTAGATATGGCTGATTGTTCGTTGTCATCTTCGATTGTAAACACTGTCCCAGCATCAATGTCCTGTAGCTTCTTCTGCCACTTACCTGGCCCTCGTGTTCTTTTCGGAGGTAGATCCTCCAAGCTTTCTATTTGTATGTCTGTTGCCATTGGCTAAGTCTCCATCAGTTTTGCCGATCATACTGTATTAAATTAAAAAGATAAACAGTCATAAAAAATAGTTGCAATATAATTCTAGCTGTGCCAAATTCGATCTCGTTGAGAGAAGAGAGATTGAGATATGGAAGAAGCAGTGTCTTTGGCGTACCAACTCGAAGGTGCGAAACAGAAGAAGAGAGAACTTGATACACACATCAAGAAGCTCGAGCAACAACTTCTAACTACAGAAGAGCTTGCACAACAAAAACTCCTATTGAGCAACGAAGGTGGGCAGAAAACCATCAGCGGCATAAGTGTTGAGATCAAGCGTGATCACGTTTGGGATCAGGACTTACTCGCTGGTTTATTGTCTGACATGTCAAAAGAAGACTGGCCTCATTTCATCACTCAACAAACTACCTACAAGGTTGACTACCGTTCCTTTGAATCTTTTGCCATGGCGAATCCTGATGATCCGACCGTGAACAAGTTACATGGAGCTCACTCAATCAAGCTAGGTAATTTCAGAGTAAAGGAAATCAACATTGAGAAACTCAAGGAGGCTAAATGAGTTTGTTAGATCAAGTTGAAACTAAGTCCAAGAGCTTTGATGGCACGGTTCCACCTGTGCGCGTCAATGTTCAGGGCGTAGATGGAATAGGTAAAAGCACCTTTGGTGCTGATGCACCCAGTTCTATCTTTATCCAGGCCGAAGATGGATTGAAGTTCATCGATAACGTGGCGAGGTTCCCAGTGATAGAAAGCTGGAACCAGTTATTGACTCAGGTCAAGACGTTAATCGAAGAGCCTCATGACTACAAAAGCGTTGTGCTTGATACGACAGATGCGGCATCGAAGTTCGGTGAAGAGTTTGTCTGCGAGAGCAATGGCTGGAGTGGGCCACAGGATAAACAGGCAGGATACGGCGCGTTCTACGTTGCCGAAGAGAATGCCTGGAGAAAGCTACTTCAAGGCTTGAACATATGCTTTGAAGATCGAGGCATGAATGTCATCTTGCTCAGTCACGTTGGAGACAAGACGATCGTGGACCCCACGGTTGGCGAGTATCACGCATTTCAAATGCGCTCCAACAAGAAGATCAATTCGTTGATCAAAGATTGGGTGGACTTCAACCTCTTTGCTGACTACGACAAGTCTGTCAATGACGGCAAACCTAAGAGTCATGGCAACAGAATCCTGTATACGAAGTATGCGATGGGTTTTGAGGCTAAGTCTCGACTAACGATTCCATCTCAGCTACCGCTGGAGTGGGATGCATTTCATAAATCTTATCTCGAGGCGTTAGCTCCGAGTGAAACAGTAGCTGCATAGGAGGTTACATGGGATTCTTTGATCACAAAATTGACATCTCTGATGTCCCTGACAACGCAGGTTCTGCTCCTCTTCCAGAGGGTGAGTACCTGATGAAGGCGGTCGATTATGATGACCAGGCGGTTTCGTCTAACGGTAACTCTATGATGACCGTTGACTTCGCTTTTGCAGATAGTCAGTACGAAAGCAGGAGACCCATCAGGGACTTCTTTGTGCTGGGTAACAAGGTGGCTTTATCAAAGCTAAAGAACTGGCTCAAAGCATCCGGTGCTTTGCCTGATGGGACCACCGCTGTAGAACCCCAACATGTCCAAAAGGCCATGGGGATGACGTTCAATGCCAAGATTACTCAGGAAGAGTACAACGGGTATGTGAACAACAAAATCGGTACTTACCTTGCAAACGGTAGTGCCGCTGCTCCACAACCAAGTGCCTCCTCTGGAGACACTACTCAACAAGCGGCGGCTACGCCGTCATCGGATAACTTGAAGAAGGTTGAGTGGAACTAAATGGATACGAATTGGCCAAGGTGTAATCAGACCTTCCGAAACCGCCCCACCCGGTTGGCCAAAGGTGGGACTAATTTATGGATTGACCAAGGGCGCATTACTCCGTGTCCTAAGAACTGCTTTGCCGGTAGCAGGGTCGAAACCGGCGCTTCATTCTTAAACAGGAGCGAGTAATGGCTTATACACTAGAACAAAAAGAGAGACCTTATGGCTCTGGTACTCGGCATGAGGCTTTGAGAAAGTTGTTAACTCAAATGCAGATCACTGAGGTCGGAGAGCTTGGAGATTGTTTAGTTTTACCTGGAAAACTGCGAAAAATATCAGACAGTGCAGCATACAAAAGAAAAACTAGAAGCGTAATTGCAAAAGAGGATGCAGTAATTCGATCCATAGCTAAGGAAAATGGCATGAAGTTCAAATGTCATAGCGATAGGGATGCAATGACCGTCACTTATTGGAGGGTCAAATGAACAAAAAGAAACTAGTAGATCTTGCGGATGAAGTTTTGTCGGATGTCGACATAGAGATGGAAAAAGGAATCCGTGAACATTTCGAGATGAAACTATGTTATCGGTTAAGCCGTCTATTCAGTCAAGCTTCACACCTCAAAGATGCAGAAAACCACATGCAATATTATGACGAATACAAAAAAGCTTACGAGTCTGTCAAACCAGTGT